CTAACACCACACCCATCACTCAACGGCATACGTGTAGCCCGCCGCGCGAATTGATAAACGGATTCACTAGAAATGAGAAACCGCCTCTCGGCGGTTTTATCATTTTTGGCGAAATGGTGGATTTACTGCTTGTTTGTTTAAACACTGCTCAGAGAGCGTTTAAACATCAACTTCAATCCTGTTGAATGGCAAGCTGGGTAATGTCGCAGCGATGACCCCATCCACGATCATAACCTGCGCACCAGCGGCGGCTGATGTGCCTGTGACAGTAATGCGGTCACTAGAGCTTAGCTCTACATAGCTAGTGCCGCGCACAGTATCAACAGAGATGACCTCAGCCCGATAACGCACCTGACTCGGTAATAAGGCCCTGAATCGAGCCCATGGGTTAACTGTTGCCATGATGTACCTCCAAGCTAACAGACTGCCAGATCGCGCTTACGCCGTTCGGTGTGATGCTGTTGCCAAGCGCTAGCCCCCGTGTCTCACTACCATCACCGCGCAGTACCTTTACCAGCTGGCCAGGCACAACCAGGGTTGGAGACTGTCCGGGTGGGAGCAATGGCAACTCCAGAGTAACGATCTCGATCTGACCACTCTCAGCCAGGAGATTTCGGCCGCGTTCAGCATTAGCTGCCGGATCCTGAGCCAGCACATCCGAAACATCAGCCGCACTCACAACCCCAGCAGAGCCGGAGCGCACCACCTCTGTGATGCACCCATGTGTCGTGCCAGCAATCAGCACCCGCTCCAACGGCGTAGTGAACTGCGGGTCACTGCTCTCGCTCGGGCTGACATCTTCTGGGATCAAGTGTGACCATGCCGATGCTGGCGCGGTTGCCCATTTGCCGGGTGATACTCGATAGCGAGGGGTGATGATCAACTTGTCCTCTGTCATATGCGGCATCACAACAGCCCCGCAAGCTTTAGCAATAGAACTGATGATCGCCATGGGTGTAACTGATACCCAGCTTGCCGACTGTGCGGCAAGGGTCCATTCCGGTGTCTGTACCCATTCAGCAACTGCAGTTCGTTCAATACTAAAGCCGAGAGGTTGCAGCACTTGTTCAACCAATTGCCACGCCCCCATTGCTGTGGGCAGAGTGACAGTGAGTCTGTCCGACTGTTCGCCATCCAGCAGCATACTGCGCGACTGAGCCGTGAAGCTGTAGGTTTCGCTAGCCAGCTTTGTGCTACGGCGATAACTCTTGATCGCAAATAGCCATTTATGACCGTTCATCAGTAGTTCAATGTGTTTTGGTCCGGAGGCATCAGGGCGTAAATAGTTGACTGATGTGCGTCCATACAAGTCCGCCGTCATCTCCCATGTGTAGCTTTCAATGAGCAAGGTCACTTTGATGTTATCTGGCGCGATGGCGATGCGTTCATCACCCACCAGAGCAAAGCACTGAATACTGTTCATGATGTGGTATGGCGCCTCTGCAGGGTCAATGGGTGGTTCGAGTTGGCCGATTTGACCGCCGGAGTCATCGCCCCAGCTTGGGTATCCGCCGTGGGAATACCAGGCTCCGGCGCCCCATCGGCCACGGCCTACACCGTCACGCTCGGACAACTGGCCCAGCAGGGCGGTGTGCGGGGCGCTGTTGCGCGGGTAGATAGATCGTGGGGTTATGTCGTGGTTAAAACTGAAATCGACGGCGCTGGCTGCTGGGGCGGCATAGCCATCGGCAAACGATATGGACTGCCCACCGATTGGCAGCATGTGCAGCGGTGGTATCAGATCATAACGTGGGTCAAACGGCCGATCGCGCAGGTTCACAGACCAACTGATATCCGCACCACGGCGATCACAAGCGGCCAGCATCTGCAGGTGCTGGGTGCCGATGGCCGCAGGGATCGGAATTCCGGCCGACCATTGCGCAGCAAGCCGGGTATCAAGCTGCCGAGCTGTCGCCCAGGATACCAACACAGGGGGCTGGGCGATGACGTTGGCCAGCCGCAGTTCTTCGCCCTGTCGCAGATCGGCGCAACGAGCCGCACTCCATCCCAAAGATCCCTCAGTGAATTGCGGCGATGCCAGTTGCAGTCGCTCACCACGCCGCGCATCGCAGATGGCCATGCCAGTCATATGCTGGCTGCCAACCGCATACAGTTCGCCTGCTGGTACCCAAGCAGCTATCGCTCGGCGGCGCAGGCGAGGCGCTCCTGGTGGTATCAATGGTCCATCCATTAGCATGACGCCGGTTAACCCAGGCAGCAAATGCGGCCGAGCTGGCCGGAGCGTGACGCTGAAATCAACGGCGGTGGCCGGAGGTACCGAATAGGCCATCAGTGCTCCTCGATGATCGGCTGGATCAGGCCATGCGCCTGGGCATGAATGTACTGTCTTGCTTTAAACGTGGCCGTGCCGATGATGGCCGTCACGCCCTCGCCTACCCACCATATCGGCTCATCAGTCGGACCTGTGCCGCCGGAGACGCACTCATACTGCCAGCCATTCCAGGCGCGTGGGTAAATCACAGTTCCCTGCTGATAGAGGGTGTCAGGCGCCCATTCGGCACCGAGATCATCCAGCAACAACGCCAGCACAGGGCCGGTGTAGGTGTTCCAGCTGATATCGTATGCGCCGGTACTTGCTGACGATGCTGCAGAGGCTAGAACGGCAGCGCCCTCGGTATGAGCCGACACCACCACAATCTCCCGCCGTACCGGGCTGCTATCTATGCGTACCGTGCCGAGGATGCGCCCCACATAGACTTTCTCGATCCAGTCCTGCACATCGCTATTGGCTGTATTCCAGGGTATGCCTACATACGGAATATCACTGACATCGCTATTACAATTCAGCGCTAATTCTGGCGTTAAATATGGTTCGCTCATACCGGCAGTCCCGTGATTAAATCAATTAGCACTGGAACAGCAATAAAAGCTTCGGGTTTATAAACAGGCTGCGCGGTGAAAATTGCGGAACCAGTGGTTAACGTGCCAGTTGTCGGCCAGTTAGTTGGCTCAGTAGAAGCACTGGTTCCCGCTGTAGTGCAAATATAACGACAGCCATTGGTTGTTGATGGGTGAACAACATCTCCGAGTGCATACGCATAATTAGCAGCAAATAACTTCCCATAATCGTCACTATGCACCACAGCTACATGGTCAGTATACAAACCGCAATTCAAAGAATAGCTGCCATCACCTAGACTTTTCCCCTTGGCAATTTGGTTGAAATCAACTGGGCTGTGACAGCTAACCGTTCGCGACCTGGGGATCCCCCCCACTTTTGTTAGTCCCTTGATCGCATAGGCTCTGGTCAATGCACTGCTAGATTGAGCCTTCAGGCGTGGCATGCTTGCACCATCAATCAACCAAAGCGTTGCCAATGCTGCCAGTGCTGGATAATTTGATGCGTTATATTTATCTGGCGTTGACGTTAAGTTGGTAAACTTACTAAATAAATACATCCCGTCCACAACATAACAGCTTGTTGTTGAATAATAGTTGACAATATTTGCAGACATACCTTTTACTACACATCGATTGAATGTGATATAACTGGTATGCGCTGGAATGGAAATATCATCAAATTCACAGTCAACAATGAATGATTCTGCGCTGTTGTAACCAATAAATAAATTGTTAGACGATGTTAGCTTTATAAATCGAAGTCTCTTCCATGTTGTCCGTACATAGTTATTCGGACCGCTAAGCGTGAGGTTGCGAATGGCATATCCATAGCCATCCAATTGGCAAATCCATTGAGCTCCAGATTTAAGACTTACCGTAGTGCCAGTCATATCAATGTCATTAACCAATACTGCGTATCCAGCAACCAAACCCCCGGTTTCAAAGTAATATTTTAATGCTGCAGCATTATGAATTACCCATGGATCGACTGAAGAACCAGATCCCTTTAAATAACTCATTCATCACCCCACAATCGGTTCAATAACAATCGGACGGCGGTCTGGCCGTGCCGGATCCCACGCTACGGCCATCAGAGGCCCATCAGCTTCTGTCGTAAATGACCAAGTGCCGTCAGCGACCGTGATCGTTGAGCCCAGCACATAGCGGCCAATAGCGGGCGGCTCAGAGCCTGGGATCAGCCCCTTGGTGCGAGTCATGATGACCACTGGGCAACCGGCAACCGGCTGCCCCTGGCTGTCGACGGCGCGATAGTTCAGCGTTCTGGCCATCAGTCCGCATCCCCATACTGCATGTACTCAAACCGGTCATCCGGATGTGTGGCCACGCCGATACTGACGCAACGCAGCAGCCAGACTGGGGCCAGAGCGGAACGAGTGGGCCAGCGCACAACGTTTCCGGTGGCCCACCCCGCAGACCAGCCACCCTTGCGCAGAATGAAATAGGGAGTACCGGTATTGGGGTTGATGGGCATCAGATCGGTGGTGGTGTTGCCGCTGGCAATCAGGCCGCGATCACGGGAGACCACATCAAACGTGGTCTGGCTGCTGAACTTGATCAGCCATTCATCATCCACTGTCGACTGGTTGCTGACCTCAATCGGGTAATCAATGATGTTGTAGTCGGCCAGCAGCTCCGGGCCTACCGGTGAGTGGGTCCAGTTCGGATTGTTGGCATCCCACGACTGCTGGGTGAACAGATCGCCACAGCTGGCGTAGCGATCCCCCTGCGGGATGTAGGAGCTGACGTAGCTGGTACCGGCCGGATAATCCTGGGCCAGTGGGATGGCTAGCGTCAGATCACCATTCGGCTGCACATCCTGCACCAGGCTGCGGTGCTCGATGCGATGGTGCAGGGTGAGCGGCGGCACCAGCGCCGCGCCTGCGGCAGTGATAAGCGACAACGGGCTCGCCATAGTGACGAGGCCGGTATCCCGGTTTTCAGCGTACTGATTGACCGCCAGCTTGCTGCCAGCAGAATCGGTGATCCAGACCTCGGCCAGATAGTCGCGGCCGCAATCAATCACCTGGTTGGCAGTCGGGGTGCCGATGTCGAGGGTAGCGGTATGGCCAATGACCACGCCGACCCCGTCCTGATAGATTGGCACCTTGCCATCCGGAGGTAGGCGCACCGGGTCAATGCCGATGGCATCAGAGTCGAGGGGAATGGCTGTCAGGATCACGGTTGAATAGGCCAGGCTCCCCGCCTCGATCGGCTTTGAGAACTGCATGGAGATCAACCCCATGCTGATGTCAGCCTGACCGGAACCCAGCGCTCCAGCGAGAGTGCCAGTGCCTGAGTCGCTGGAAGTCATGGTTGACCCATCAGCGGTGGTCCCCTTGATCTCTAGTCCACCAGATTTGAGCGGTGCACCTGGTGTTTTCCAGACTGCACTGGATAGATATGGCCGAGAAACCAGCGCCACACCGGCATTGATCAAGATGTTCCCGGTGATGCCCTTGGCATCGCTGATCACAACTCGGCTGGCCGCCAGCTCGACACGACCGACACGGCTACCGGCCCCGGTTCGACTGTCCGGGTTCTTCCACAAGATGCCGTCACGTTCGATGTAGATATTGCCGCCATCCGTGAACATCAGGCTGCCAGAGACCAGATTCGGCGCTGCCAGGGAGAACGAGAGCTCCGGCATATTGACGGTAATGTTCTCGGCAACACCCGCCGCTTCGTTGCTCGGCAGACCTTCCAGCGTACCGGCGCCACCGTTCAATTCGGTGGCGGTGATGGTCTCTTTTTGCTTCTGCATCGCCAGGCCATTGAACACATAGCTGGTCACGGTGTAGGTGTATTCCTTGGCCCATGAGAACGAGCCGGTACCAGCCGCGTAATCGATAGTTCCGACCTGCACCCCATCCCGCAGCAGTTTGCCGGTGCCATCATCCGTCAGGGTGATCGTCACAGTCTCCGGTGAGCCGGTCGAGGTGCGGCGCCGTAGCGGATAACGTACCAACGTCTTGCCTGGTGACAGCGGAGCCCCAGCACTGAAGGTTGCCATGGTGGCGGCATCAGCAGGGATGGTCACGTTGGCCAGACGGTACGGACCGCGAGTATAGGCAACATGGTACACGCCATCGTCCGGGAGCCCGGTGGGAACAAAGGTGGCGGATTTACCGGCGTAGCTAACAGACCCTGCGCCGGTCAGATCTCCCGCGAGCACCCCGCTGCCGTTATCAGTAACGGTTTTGCTCTGGCCTCCTGAGGTCCAGGTGATTGCTAATGTTCCCGGCTGCGGCACATAAGGCAGTGCCAGCACCTGCTTTTTGGCAACCGTGATGGCGCCAGCCAGAGGCGTGTACTCCAGGGCCCCGATCGGCAGGAACATCAGTACGATGCTGGTTTCAGCATCCGGCAGCGAACTGAACGTGGCCGATATGGTGCCGCTCGCGGTAACCGTTCCGGTGCCGGCTCCGGTCAAGCGGCCGGTACCGTCATCCTGGATCAGTTGCCACTTGCCAAGGCTGCGGTACCAGATCACCACGGATCCCGCTTCAGGTGGGTTATTGGGATAGGACCAATTCCAACTGAAGGTGCGGTTGGCCACGGTGACCTCCTTCTCGACACTCACTGCCGCGCCAATCATGCGGGCAGCTGGGGTGTAGGCGATCTGGGCACCACTGGTGAACACGCTGGTCTTGCGATAGGCGTCAATCTGCCCGGACTCATAAGACAGGGAGATCTGGCTGAAATTGTCCGCACCTGAGACGAATTTGAAACTACCTGAGCCATCATCCTTGTAAACGCCACTGTCGATGGTCAGCACAGATCCCCGCATCGGGATGCGTGGCATAAACGCCCGTGACTGATTACCGGCGACCACCGCAAAAGTCAGCGCCGCCGAGGTGGCTGGTCCAGATGCTGCTAACTGAGCGAGATCGGAGAGGGCCTGCTGCTCGATCACGTTGGTCTCAGAGTAGGCGCTGGGTACGATCGGCTTGTAGACATCTTTCACTCGGACCGATGCGCTGCCAGCCACCGCTGACTGGGCCAGCGCCGACACGCCGTAGAACTGGGCGGTATCCGCCACGTTGGTGAAATAGACCTTGGCGGCTGGTATATCGCCACTTGCTAGGGTACCAGTCGGGTATGGGATCCCTCCGGTGAGATTGATCCGTAGCTTGCCCGCCAGCTTGACGGTCAACTGACGGCGAGTGATGGTGAAAAACTCGTTATTTTTCTCGTAGGTGAATTGACGGATCTCGGCGTCGTAGCTTTTGATTTTTACATAGTCGGTGGCGACGACAGCACCGGTCTTATCCAGCTGCTTGAGGAACAGGGTGGAACCCAGCTCGGGCAACTGCTCCTTGGTTTCCTGGTACAGCAGTATGGTGCGCTGGCCCGCGTACTGGTCACCCAGCAGATAGAGGTTGCTGAACACCCCGGGCACGAGATATGCCTCGATCCGTGCCCGGGCCTCGGCTCGGGTATCCGTGGGGGTACCCGGCAGGCAGACCACATTGATATGGGCATCCTCAGCATCGCGGGTAACGGCAAAGTGGCTCCCCTGATAAGACTCCGCGGTCGCGGTGCGTACAGCACAGAAAACCTTGGTCAGGTTGCTGCGGCCCTCGGTGCGATCCCGGCGCGAGGTCTTTTGGAAAATAGCGTTGAGCGTGTTATCCGGGATCACGCGACCAGTCGGGCGCCCGCCGCCGGACGCCTCATCGGTCATGCGCTCTGATTCGAGCAATACGAGATCAGCGGGTTGGATAGTCATGTCGTTTAAACCTCGATTAATCGCAGAGTAATGGCGTGTTCCAGATCGGGCATGGAGGCAGGGTTGACGTAGTCGACCAGCGGAGTCGCCTCAATGGGCTTGTCGGCATGACGCCAGCGCACGGTGTACGTTGTTCCGTAAAGCACCAACGGCAGCTGGGCTGTCGTTAGCTGGGCACGGAGTAAATCGACAGTGCCACGGGTGCAGGTCATGGTCAGGGTCAGTGGTCTGCCGCCGACCTTGGTCCCTTCCTGGACAATCATGTGACCGGTCTGGCCGCGCGATAGCGACTGCTCGATGGGCGTCCAGTCCAGTTCATCAGTCCACGCGATTTCGTCATCCAGTTCGATGCCTGCGAGTGAGTTGGTCATGGAGTGATTGCTCCCACTGATTCAAGCTGGCGGAGCACTGATTCCAGTGCGGCCTCACCAGCAGCATCAGTTTTAATGGTCTGCCGGGATCCCGGCAGATTGATGGTGATTTCCCTGGACAAAGTAGTTGTCTCGCTTGTGTTTTGGTTTGCTGTCTTAGCTGCAGTGGATGCCTTCGCGGCTGGATTTGAAGCTGCTGCTTTCTTGGCCTCAGCCACCTCTTGAGCTGCGGCGGCTTGTTCGGCTTTGATGGTGGCCATCTTCTTCTGATGCAGTTCTTCCGCGAGGCGCAGGGCTTCTTTGTAGCTGGCAACTGCATCGGCATTGCCTGATGCGCGGGCGGTTTCCAGGCTGGAGCGGATGGAGGCAACTTGCTCGTCATAGCGCCGCCGTTCGATGGCGTCATAGTTCTCAGAGAGCTGGTCTAGCTCGTCGCGTAAATTGCTGACTGTGGATGCGGCCGAGTCGGCCAACTCGTTCATCTTCTGTTTGGCGCTATCGATGGCGGCCCGGAACGAAGAGAGCGTTTGGTCATCGAGCTTGTACGCAGCTTTCACTGCCCGTTCGGCATTGGCGACCAGCTTGGCGGTCGGTTGCTCAGCACTGGCCAGGGCATCAGATGCCTCGCGAACGCGTTTCATCTGACCCAGGATTTGCAGGTTGTTTTCCTGAGCCAGCTTTTGTTTGAGGACAAACGGCGACCACCACTCGGTGGAGATATCATTGGATTGCTGCAGGTAGTTGTAGCTCGACTCCCAGATCTCCTGGGCTTCGGCCATCTTGGTATTGATGTCATCCAGGCTCATCGAGGCGACCTCGGAGGATTTCATCATGGCGGTGGCGAATGTCAGCTGGCCGGAGCTGGCTTTGCGGGTGTGTTCTTCCAGGTTCTTAATATCTTCTGCATGCTTATCCAGCTTTTGCCCGGATGCGGCGGCCTTATCGCCTGCCTGCTGGCTGCTATTGCCTAAGTGGTCCAGGGCGGCGGCGGTAATGACAGCCTCTTTACCCGTGGTGTTAACCGATGTTTTCAGGGCGTCAAATTCAGATGACAGCCCCAGGGTTGCGGCCTGTGCAGATAGCGCCCCTGTCGTGAATTTTCCGTTCGCTTTATCTGACTCAAGCTGAGCCTCGGCATACTTGAGGAAGGCCGATTTGACTTGCTCGATAGGCTCGGCTCCGCGCTGAATTGTTTCGAATGACGTCTTGAGCTTGGCGGCCTGATCCTCTAACGCTTTGGCTGACTGCATACCAAAATCGGAATAGGCCTTGGTCATGTTATCGGCGGCATCTGCATTTTTCTGGGATGCCTTGGTGGTCTTATCTATTTCGGTATTCAGCTTGCCAACGAGTCGAGTGTGCTCCTCGGCTCCCATCTGGCCCTTCTTGTAGGCCTCATCAGCGGCAGCCTTTTGTAATTTCAGGCGGTCGATGACCCCTTGCGTTTCCCCTACAAGACGTTTGCTAGCGGTGCCTGCCAGGCTCATGCTTTCAACGTAGGCGGGGCCGACCAACTTGCCTTGCTCATGCAAGTGCTCCATGGCTTGAGTCACTAGATCCAGTTCAGCTTTGTTTTTGGCCTGTTTAAACCCTTCTTCTAACGTAGCTTTGATGGTCTCGGCGCCGACACCGCTGGTCTCGACCAACAGATCCAGCGCAGACGATATCCCCTTGAAGCTAGCTCCAACGTTGCCCTCAAGACGCTCATAGTCCAGCCCGATGCCTTTCAGGGCATCACTTAATGCGCTAGAGGACGACACTGCAGAATCGGCGATTGCAGACTGATGCTTCACGACTTCATCACTTTGGGTCTTGCTCTCTTTGGCAAACTCCTGCAGCGACTTCTTCACTTCGTCAGTGGCTTTGGTATGCGTCCCGCTCATCCGGACAGAGGCATCCGCGATATCATCCAGATCCTCTTTTGCCGACTTGGCGAACGCATCCATTTCTGCCTTCAACAGACCAGTGGCCTGGCTCAGTTCAGCAGCCAGCCCCTTCATCCCGAGCGCACCTGCTAATTTTTCCAGGCCGGTCGTAATCAGAAATAGATTGGTCAAGAACCCGGCGGCCATCCCCTTCACAGCCGCGGTGAATGCGTTGAATACCACCCGCAGCGACTGCACAGTGACGTTGACAGCGCTGAGCATTCCGTCAAAGCTGCCACCGATATCCAGCATGAACTGTTTGACACTTTGCCCGGTGGTGACCAGCCAATCCGACACCTGTTGCGCGTATTGTTTCAGCCGACCATCGGCCGCCATCTCGTTGATGGTGGTGTTCAAGTCAGTGAGCTGTTGCTTTAGCCACTCCAGGGCACCCGAGTTGGCAACAGCAACCTTGAAGTTGGTCCAACTGTCTCCCAAGTTGGATAACAGCCCTGACATGGTGCCCATCTGCGCATTGGCGGCACCGGCAGATTCACTCCCCATCTCTGCGATTAACGCTTTGATAGCATCGCGGCCGAGTAGTCCCTTAGCCGACATCTCGCCCAGCTCGGCGGTGGTTTTGCCCAACGCCTTGCCCAGTAAATCCAGCACAGGAACGCCACGCTCCTGCATCTGCAACATTTCCTCGCCTTGCAACTTTCCCTTGGCCCAGGCCTGGCCGAGCGCCAAGGAAATACTCTCCACCCCCTCAAAGCCCAGGCCCAACTTGGAGGACTGGTCAACAACAGCCTGCATAGACCCGTCCATTGGATCTAGCCCCATGGCTTTGAGCCGGATGAAGGTCTGCGTTACTTCATTGAGTTGGAGAGGGGTTTTCTTGGCAAAATCATTGATCCAGGCGGTGGCTTCTTGGCCGCCCTGAATAGAGCCCATTACCGCATTCATCTGAATGCTGAGCTGTTCGGCCTTGTCGCCAGCAGCAAAGAATGACAGGACGGCGTCTTTGAGCGCCTGAATACCAACATAGGCCCCGGCCATGGCGACCAAGCGAGTGGTCAAGCCAGCAACACCGGTCGCCATACTGCTGGCCCCAGTCTGGCCGCCTATCAGTTCTCGGGCCAGCTTCTCGGTGCGTGTAGCGGTTTCGGTGAGTTCGCGTTGTAGCCGGTTTTGTTCACCGGCGAGGTTCTGAGTATCGATGCCAGACTGTTTAAGTCCGGCGTGCAATTTGGTGTGGGTTGCCGCCTGGCGAACGAGTTGGGATTCAAGCTGCTTGACCTCACGGGCCAGCAGTTGCTCCTGACGTGCCAGATCTTGTGCATCCCCTGAGCCAGACTTCTGACTCTTGCGAAACTCTTCGAGTTTGTCGCGGGAGAGGACGGTCGCCAGCGCTAGCTGAGTCAGCGCCTCTTTGGACTTTTTGAAGGCATCGATCTGATCGCGCTGCTGACCGAGCTGCTGCATTCTCTGCGCCAGCTCTTTGGTCTCTTGCTCCACAGCGTTGGAGATAGGGCCAAGGTTGCCGACCTCTTTATTGAGCTCGGCAATCTCCTCGCGGCCCGTGGCTTTGGCTGCAAGTTCTAGCGCGAGTTTCAGATCTTTGTTGCTCATGACGGCCACAGGGTTGGATGGTTTAACCCCATGGTATAAAGCGGTGCCCGATGGTCGGGTTTATTGTGTATTACATAAGAAAAACCCCGCACGATGGCGGGGCTTTGATATGTAAATAGGCTATCACGCTGTGACCGGCCGCTCCACATAGAAGGATGCGGTTTCACCAGACTTGAACAGCACTTCACCTTCCAACGTTATTTCAACAGCCTTCTCAGAGAGGAAGTCCACCCCGTTCTTGGGGCTCAGGCTGGTCAGCGGCACATCCAGTTTCATAGGACTATTGTCAATGAGGTTGACACCGTCCAGTAGCACTTGAGCCTCGATGGCTGGCTTGACGTTACCTTCGATCCGCGTTCCAGTCACTGCGTTATGCGTACCGCTCACCGTTACCGGAGAACCATCAGCAATGGTTCCGGCAGCTGTGGCGCGCAGCAACCCCAAGGCGTAGTTCACCTCAAAGTCCGTGGCGGCCAATTCAGCGGCTCCATTTTTGACCGAGAAACCAACACTCGCAAGATTGGTCTTGGGCAGTTGAATCCATTTCGGATAAGCAGGCAGAGTGACCGCCAAATCCGTCAACGTACCGCTCCCCTGATTGATGGTCGTTTCTCGCCCCATGAATGCCGCCGCCAACAAAAGAGGCGGGATCTCATTGGTCTTGAGGGTTAGCTGGGCAGGCTGGGAAAGCCAGTAAGATTTCCGGGCTTGCCCATAGCTTTCCTTCTTCTTGCTCTGCACCGTGTTTTTCTTGGCATCGGCTTTAATTTCTAACGAATCAACATCGATAGGGCCGATCAGACCGGTGTAAGCGCCATTCTCATACGGGTTGATATAAACATTCCCGGCAAAATGGAAGGTTTGTTCCTGGGGTTGACTCATGATCTGACTCCTTTGAACTTGATAGTAATTTCAAATGCCAGCGGCAGATAAGACACGCCTGCGGCATAGCTGGGGCGAACGCCAGGGCTCACCCGTTTGAACGTAGAGTTACTGAATGGCTTACCGGCACAAGCCGACAAGACACGTCCTAACATGACCCCGGCTCTGGCTTGGCCAGGAGTAAACCGATGCACCAGCAGAACAAGCCACGACTGTACGACTGACGAAACCAACCCCGACTGGCTACTGCTATCGACCCTATCGCCTTGGTAGATGATCGCGACGGCTGGGGCCACCTGGCTGATGTTCTTGACCTCAGCCATATCGGTTGCAATCAGCACCTCGCGCAAATCCTGCCCAACCAGTGGCTGGATCAGCGCTTTTAGCTCATCACCGGCCGCCAACAAATCGACGCCATCCATATCAGATAAACCCTCCGCTTTGGCGACCAAACACCCGACCATCAGATTGCAACTCGGCCAGGTTTTGGCTTTCCAGCTGCTCGCCATCCGCCGACATCCCCAGCGCCAGCTCACCACGGCCAACAGACTTCAAGAACGCGAGGGCAGCTTCATACCGTTTACCGATTTGTTCCGGGGCCTGCTCGCCATAGAGCCGGTGGCGGGCAATGTCGCAGCAGATCGGCACCAACGCCGTCGGCACATGAGCCAATGGCAGCGGGTAACGCCCTGCCAGGTAGCCATCAATCAGGCTGCTGGCATCTGCCAGCGCCTGGGTGATAACCGCCTCATCCAGAGTGGCTGTGCCTGGGATCACCGCAACACGCAGTAAGTCGACCCCAAACCGGCTTTGCATATCCTGGAGCGTGGCGTACATGGCTTAGCCCTCGGCCTGCTCGTCAGCGACTTGCTTCTTGCCATCAGCTTCGGAGGCGTCGTACTGGATCTTGGTGGCCGCTATAGCAGCAACCAGAGCTGGCTTATCCATGCTGGTATAGCCCTTGATTTCCAGATCCTTAGCCAGTGCCTTGAGCGCGGTCTGGCTCATGTCGGCCAGTGACTTAACCGTGCCATCCTGCTCCATCACCCCGCCCAGAGTCCCGGTGGCTAAAGATGTCGGCGATAACTGTTCGCCTACGCCGGAGCCATCCAGACCAGAGTCCAGACGCCCTTGCGTCGGCGCATCATCATCGGCAGGCTGTTCTGCAATCGCAGCCAGCACCGTGACCACCAAACGCGGGTCGGCTTCCATGGCCGCGAGCTGGCCAGGTGACACAGTGATTTCATTAACCCCCGCGTCCAGGCGCACACCCGCTCGTAAATAGCCGGTATGGGCCACAGATACGACATGAATCGGAATAGATTTGACCATCTCATGATTCCCCCTTGTGATGGGGTTTAACGCCCGTTTACACGGGCGGTAAACGGGTGGTTACAGGTAGTCGGCGACCAGCAACTTGACGCGCCCCTTGAGCTCGTTCGAGCTGTTGGCGTCCTGCTCACGTTCCAGCAAGCGAGTGGCAAGTTTTTCCAGTGACGGAGGAACAACCAGGATCGTCGGCTTGATACCCAGCTTCTTGCCGCCATCCCCTTCAATGGCTCGCATCTTCTCGATGGTGTCCCAGAGGTTGTCCGCATTCAGGGCGCGCTTATTGGCGAACGCCAACTGCCAGAAGCCGAAGCCCACAGCATCACGGCAATCGACGCCGTAACGGAACTGCTTCTTGGTAAACACCGACTCGTCATCGATCTTGTCCATGGAGATCAACTGCGGCTTCTTACGCTCTTGGAAGATGAGCGGCTTCAAAGCGCGGCTGGTATCCAGCACATACCAAGGCTCACCGGTGTACGCCCCATCAACCACCAGGTTGGCCACAGAGACCGGCGTGCCGGTGCCGTCCACATTGGGGTAGACCGGATGATCGGTATCGAAGAAGTACTGGCCGTCATAGCAAGCAGTCGTGAAGCCAGCAGCGAGCACACCAAAAACTTGCTCATCCGGATGGACACCAGCGGCACGCCCCATCTCAGCAAACAGCGGCGCATAGATGCCCAGCTGGTCATCCTCGATGTCATTGCGATCGACCCCAACCGTGGACTCGTAGTCTTCGTTGGTGATGGCATAGCCATGTGCCGACATCGAATTGATGACCCGATCACCGACCCACTTGCGCAAGGAGGGGAACTTACCGAGCCAGCCATAGGTATTGGACTTCGTAGTGGACTGGATCACAGTAGCGATTTCAGTGTACTGGGACGGGACTTCGCCCAGCGCGTCCTGGAAGTTCTTGTTGAATCCGGTAAAGAGCGCTGAAATCAGCGTAGGAGTAACGAGGGCCATTAGTTGGTCTCCTTGAGCTTGGCGAAGTCAGCATGGGAAATACCCAGCTGGTCTGCGGCGTACTTATCTTCTGCCGATAGCACGGCAGTTCCCTTGGTTTGCGGATCAGGCAGACTGGACGTCTGTTGTGCCGACAGGGCGGCAAGTGCCGGGCGCGGAGCCAGCATGGCTTTGAGCGCGGCGACGCCCTTTTGGGCTGCATACTCACGCAGATAGCCCTCTTCGGCGGCAACAACCTTGCCCTGTTCGCGAGCCTCCTTGAGCACCGATTCGGCATCGGTGGTATCGACCTTGGCCGACAGCGCGGCGACTTGCTGCACCAGAGCGGTGTAGGTTTCTTTCGGGACATACTTGTCCAGATCAACCTGGCCCTGAGCAGGCGTAGCGGCCTTAAGGGCAGCCACGGACTGCTCCAGCTCCGGGACTTTCTTCGACTTATCCAGCGCAGATTCGAGCGCGGAGAGCGCAGCGGTTTCCTGCTCGCCGGTCAATTGACCGTCTGCAGGCACCTCGATCCCGAGCTTGGCCAGGAGTTTCTTAAGCAACTCATTCATTTGCGGTTCCTCCTTAGAGGAGTGGGTTGTGGAATTAAACTGGGCAGCCAATGCGGCCAGCGCCTGCATGCCAACCACCCCTGGGTCATTGACCAGGGCGGCCATGCGCAGCTCTAACGGACGGCCGTTAGCGTCATAAGGGAATACAGCAGAGAGGAACCGGTACTCACCTGCCGACAGATGGGCGGCGGCCTTCTCGGTCCAGCGGGGTTTGATAAACAGACCTTCGCCTTCACGCCACAGGATCTCGTCGGCGTTAAACCACCCTGCGGCTGGCGCGGGTTGGCCGTTCTGGTCGGTCTTGAGGGTTTGGTGGTCGTAGTCGATCAGGATGTCCTGGCCCAGATTACGAGCCTTGGCAATTAGTACGCCTGCAGTCTGTTCGTCCAGGTGCCACTGACCGCCCTCCACATCGAAGGGTCTGCCATCACGGGCCGTAAATGCGCCCGCGGGTAGCAGTTGATGCCAGCCGTCGTCAGCAGATTTGAGTGCCGCTTCCAACACGGCCACGCGAGGCGGCAAGCGCGGGTCAAGCGGCAAGGCTTGCAGGAGAGCCAGCCCCTGCGGCTGTGAGGTCGAACGAATAGATTTCATACCGCCATTGTCGAATGGCGGGGGAAATTGGCGGGTTTATTGTGTATTACAGGAGATCAGGGGGACGCGAGTAGCGTTTAATGGCGTTTAAATCATTCCGAACTGGCTCAACCATATCATATGGGTACATCCGCCGCACCAGACCCCCTCCAAATCGAGCCTGATGCGTTCTATGAGGTTCGCTATTCTTCTAGCAAATAGGCCGCAACAATGTCCAGAACCTGCTTACCATCCGATTCTGATGCCCCTAACCATGGCCGCTCCGGAACACCACAGCCGAACTGGTGATATTCCCCGTAGACCATCGGAGTACCGAAGTAGAGCGCCAGAGGATCGACAGCATAGTTGAGCATGTCACGCAGATAGTCATGCTCACGCAAGATCAGATCAAAACCCTTGGCCTCTATTGTCTCAGGGGCCAACGGCAACCAGGGCGAACCATCCGGGGCCTGCTCGGCCTTCCATCTGGCCTTATGACTTTCCAGCAATGCCTCGCCGATATCGGCCAGCGCCGGGCTGATATCGCCGGTCTTGTCATACAACTGCTGCAGCAACTCCAACGCCGACTCATGGCCGGATGGGGTGATGGTGATAAATGCGCCAGCCATGTTGCCTCCTGAATATTGTTACTGTCATACTCACATCGATCCGAGACGGGTGCGGACCGCCGCAATACCCGAGCAGGAGAGCCCGCCCGGCGGTCAGGGAGCGAGGGCCCTACTCTTCTACATGGATCAACTGACCCATTCTCTGCCTGTTCAGGTATTTCAGATCCGACGTGCCGATTAGTGTCCACGCCGTCAACACTCCCCGAACCGCATTAAAAGCTACCAATAGCGCCTTGTCCTTCCTTACCTGGTAGACCGTAACAAACCGGGTGCGCAACACGACCTTGCCGGTGCCCTTGTGCTGCTCGAAGCTCTGCCAGACTTCCTGGGGATTGGCGAGGGCATCTGCGAGCAGAGGCAGGTAAGCCGTGCGGGCCGCATCATCGGCCAAATGGGAACCCAACACCTCGGCGTCAACCAGAACGGTGCCCACTGGGGTAGTCATCAGAGCTTCGTCAGCGCCCAAGGCAGTCTTCACTGCCTGGACCACATCCCCTGCAGCGACCGGCTGTTGCAATGGCTGCGGCAAAGGCCGGACAGGCAGCCGCTCCGGACGCATCTCGGTTTGCCAACCACCTGGAGTCAGACTCTGCCACGCATCAGCCCGGGGCCCTTTCCACTGGTCATATTCTGCCTGAGCCAGACGGCGGCCGAACTTGGCCTCACCCACCGAGTAATCAAAGCCGGGATCGATCCCGGTTGGTACCTGCATCACCTCGCCGGTCTTCTTGTTCACATACTCATAGGTGCCGTCGTCAGGAGCCTGGCCGATCTCGATGCCATTGAGCTTGGCCCGCACCTTGGAGTACCCCTCCACTCGGCAATGGCAGCCCCAGCCGTTCTGCGGGAAATGAGTACGCCACCAAGCGTCATTCTTCGGTAACGCCAATCCGTTCCAGGATAAGTGCTCTGGTCGCGGAGAGCGGCTGTCGCCATGGCGATAGACCCAAATATCAAACTGCTGCAGTTGCTGCCAACGGCCCGCGTTGTAGGCTTGCCGCATGTTGGTGTCATAGATGACCTTAGCCCGCCAGGCTACTCCGGCCTTGCTTCCTTCGCCCGTGAACCCCGTCCAGCCATGCTTGGCCACAATCTCTTTAAACTGGAGGCGGAAATCTGCCAGGCTCATGCCCTGGGAGATGGCTTTATCCACCGACTGGCGCAAGTCACAGAGCAGGTCGTCTTTCATAGCACCGGCAACGGTAAAGGCTGCGGCATGTTGGCCTTGCCACAGCGAATCCCACGCCTCGCCCTTTACGTTGACCTTATCGCGGAAGTAGTCGATCGCCTGCTGAAAATACTGGCTGCCAGATCGGGCATCCATCGGCCTGGTTGGCCCCTCCATAAAAGGGCCAAGGCTCTGGCGGCTGCTCTTGCTGCTCGCTGGCATCAAGCACCCTCCGGCTGGCCGACATCAGCCATGCCAGCCAGCTCTGCAGCGACAAATGCCCGTTGCATCAACGTGGCCAGCTCCTCGGTCGGCAGATCGCGATAGCGCTCCAGCAACCGGTCGCGGAACTCCTCCAGCGACTTGACCTCGCCCAGCAGTTGCTCAACCTCAGCAGCCCAACCAGTAATGGCATCCTCTCCGGCCGCACTTAACCGGCCCGTCAGTAGATCGGCCTTGTCTTGCACCTGGCGCTCGGCGGCCAGCACAGCCCAATGCGCGGCTTTGGCTTTCAATGCCGCCTCACCCTGGGATCCTGGCACCTGCTCGGTCACCATCTGCAGCACGGCCTCATTGCCCTGGGGCTCGGGGATCTGCAGCTTGTCACGCACCCAACTGGCTGGCACCTTGAGCCCCATGCTGACCAATTCTCGTAGCGGGGCCGCCACTTTGGCCATGTCTTCCGGCTCGGTGACATCAAACTCCAGGCGCGGAATGCGCCGCTGGTTCTGATAACTTGTGCCGTTGAGCGCATACAGCGGATAGATCAGATCGCGGGTCAGTGTGGCGGCCAGCTGCTTGAGATCGGAGTCACGCACCTCCAGTCGCACTTCGTTGTGGACATTACCCAGGGCGTTGGTGCTGCTCTTACCATCGGCCTGACTGGTGAGCGTACCGCCCAAGATAGCCTTGGACATGGAACGTTCGCACCAATCCATCATTACTACAAAGGGATCGGCCTGCCCGCTGGCGGCGTTCTCGAAGTCGATCTCCATCCCGCGCGGGATAATCCCTCCGGCATTGTGACCAATGCTGAGCACGGCCTGCAGCAAGGTGGCTTTTTCTTTCTCCGTCGCTCCTTCCGGGTATTTACCCAGACGAACTGGCAACCCATAGATCTCCAAGAACTCCGCGAGGTCTCGCACGCTGTAGTTCTTGAACAGGAACGGCCAGACTAGCGTCCGGATCAGGCCATTGCGCGCCAGATAGCCCGACTTGGACTTGGCGCGGTGGACGATCCAGCCAAAGCCGTTGAGCGCCGCACCTTCATAGGAGCCATCGCGCAGGCGCAGAGCATTGCGATCATCCGGGTGGGTCTGGAACCATGCTGGGTCTCGCCACTCCAACCCCTTGGGCAACATCAAGCCCTCGACCTGTTCCCAGCCGGTAAACTCCTGCGCCGAAAAGCCCTTGAGGATGGCATCGCTGGCATCGAACAGGCAGTCATCAAACCAAGTGAAGTCTTCCAGCAACTCGGTGATCATCGCGGCATCGCGCTTCTCTTCCGGAGTGGCGTTGCGCGGCGGCTGGATAGTCCAGGGAACTGACTGCAGCGAGCGGCGACGTTTACCCAGCTCCGACTGCAGGTGGCTGTCTTTCTCTTCCATATCTTCCGCCAGTTCGCACTGCAGGAGCAGACTGCCCTGCTCAGCCTCGCGCAAGGCCATGGCGGCTTTGGCCGGAGTGAGCCCCACAGTCGGGTGCTCGGAGTAATGCTTGCGCAGCATCCCCAGCTTGCTGTCGTTCTCGGTTTGCGGCTCCGGCTCAAAGGCCAGCGGGTTGCCGTGGATATCTATAATTCTGCTCTGTGCCATTACCAGGCTCCTCGCTCAAAGCGGTGATAGTCGTCGTCATCGTCCGGGCTGGTTTCGCGCTTACCAGGTAATGGCGTGAACTCGATAGATCCGCCCTCCATCCAGCTGGCCCGGATCGCCATGGCCAGTGCCACCGCGAAATCGCCGTGACGCTTTTGGCCCGAAGCATCAGTGCTGCGCCCCTTGTCGATTTTGGGCACCCCGTTGACCACCTGGATCTTGCCCAGATCATCGACCACATCGGCATGACGAGGGATCACCAAGGTATCGTCTTCAAACTCCACCTTGAGCTTGGGCATCCACTCCCGGTACCAGGGGTCATTGAGCATCACGCATTCAATCATGCCAGCCCCCCACTTGAGTCGGGCCGCTTCTGCCAGATAACCACCGTTGCCGGTGGCATCAAAAGAAGCCGCACGCAAGCGCGGCAGCCCCAGCAATATATAGAAGAGGATCTGCCGCTGAGTCTCGTAAGGGGCATTGGCCAACTCCACCACGAACGGCACCCGCTTGCGCAGGTTGCTGGCAATGACCAACGGCACAAACACCGACAAGTCCCCCTTGCGGGCAAAGTCCTCACCCAGGACATGGCGGCAGGTCTGATCCAGCCCATCCAGCCATGGTTTCAGGTTTTCCTCACACCAAACCGAGACCACAACGGTGCGGGTCTCTTCGCTCATCAGCTCGAAGTCTTTGGGCGCGGTGAAGCGGATGATGGGGATATCCGGCTGCATGGCCCGCTCAATCAGGGATCGCTTGATATAGGCCCCACCGCCTTGCTTGGGGACGCAGAAATATTCTTCGAGGGCATCCTCTTCGGTGGCCGTGTCTTTGAGCAGACCGGCTTTCCACTCATCTTCGACGGCCTGACTCCAGACCATGCCTTTGACCTGGCAGATGCGGCGGTAGAGCCCCTGCCGACAAGCGTCATCCAGAGTGATGGTGTGAATGGAATAGCGTTTCTTCCCTGCGCGGCTGTCCGTTATCAGCTGGTTAAACAGGTTATCCACGCCATTGTGGGTACTGATTAAACGGACCTTGGCCCCCCACATGGTGAGCGCCAACGCAGCCTTGAGCACTTCGGCCAGACGCTCGTGGAATGCTGCTTCATCAATGGTCACCGTCCCTTGCATCCCCCGGAGGTTCGAGGGGTTGGACGAGAGCGCCTGCACCTTGAATCCGGATGAGAAGTAGACCACAAAGGTCAGGATGTCTTTGTCCTCATCGGCAAACACTTCCTCCTGGATATCCCCGGCGGCCTTATTAAACGCCTTGGCCCACATGGCCACGGCGTCAATAAACTCGCGGGCCATCTCCTTATTAGAGCCCACATAGAAGTGGTTGGAGCCACCTTCCGACTTGGCCATCGAGGATTTAAGCGTGGCGTCAGCCGCTTCTGCCCAGGTGATCCCCGTCCGCCGTGACTTCTCCGCAATCTTTAACGGGCTGTCATCGGCTATCCAGATCTTCTGATACGGCAGCAGCACATCATCCGGGTTGAACTCGGTTCCCAATTGGGCGGCGAGCTGGATGGCACGAGAAACTGCAGTCTGCTCCATCATGCGATCCCCAATATCTCGCGCCGGATCTGCGCGGCGGTGTCTTTGGTCAAGCCTGCCTGGGTAACAATCTGCTCGGTCTTGGCTGCTACCTCCTCAGCAAACGCCTGGCGGATCTCTTTCTCCCGCTTATGGCTTTGCATCGCTGTGGATTCCAGACGCTGGGCGGCAAGCATGGCCTCTTTGAGCATGCCCACATCCACTTCGGCATCAGGGTCATTGGCCTGAGCCATAAACAGCTTGAACAGCTGGCCGCGCCCCATTTCCAGAATGAGCTTGGTCACCTCGCCCGTCGGCTTATCACCCAGTTGCGCAGTCAAGGCGGCGGTGGCCTCACGCATCTGGCGAAGACTAGCGCCAACCTGTTCCACTTGCGTGGCGTAACGGTTCAGTCCAGAACGGGAGAGCTTGAGATCGTCTGGTAATCCTTCTTCACCAATCAGGTCATTGATGGAGTCCAGGATCTCCTGCTGGGTAATCGACTTCTCGCGCAGCATCGCGTGCAGTTGATTGCGGATATTCTCCGGCAGCAGATCAACCTTGCTGGAGCGGCCACGAGTAGGGCGTTCATCGGCCATGCATCACCCCCGCGCCCGAGGCTTTTTAACACCAGGCACAGTGGCACGCCCTTCGGCAGCGTCCTGCCCTCGTCCGGTCAGGCTGGCCACCATGTAACTGCCCACCATTTCAACAGTGACCAGCCCTTGCTCTGCCAACCAATTGATATGGGTGCGCACTTGGTCACGACTGATGCGGTGGCCATAAGCGTCCAGGCAGTCATTGAGGATCGACTCATTGGCCTCCCCCCCAACGTCCACCAGTGACCGTAATATCACCAGGCGCCGGTCAGCATCGAGTAACTCCATCATGCTCATGCTTTCTCCTTGATTTCGTTTTCCAACAACAAATCACTCAGCCGCCGCAACTGAGCCAACTCCGGCCTGACAGCGCGTAACTCACCGCGTAGATCGGATATATCCAGCTGCAGCTTGTGCAGGTCACGCTCGCTGGGCAGGTCGGCAATCTTCTGCTCTACCATGGTGATGCGTACCACCAGTGAATTGGATGTCTCGGCAATGCGTCCCTCCAAGGCGGCAACGGACTCGCGTTTGGCATATGTCTTTGCCAACAGCGTCTGCACCACCAACGAGGCCAGAGACACCAGCACTACAACGATTGGCCAATAGGTTTTAACGATGTCTGCCCACACGAATGGACTCCTTCTTTTCGTGGATCTCTTGGCACTCCACACACCGAACTGCATGCGGCACCTGGATAATCCGTTCATCAGGGATGGTCACTCCGCAATCCAGGCAGTAGCGCCCCATCTCATCTTCATCCGGTGCTTCATAACTGCGCTGCACACAGCCCTGCAGCGCCAGATCGCGAGTCATCTGCTCCAGTTCGGCAGCTCTATCGAGGATGTCTGTCATTTTTTCCCCGGCAACAGTGCAGTAATGGCACCAGCGACTTTGTCGCCACTGGCCTTGGAATAGGGAGCCCAACCATCCAGGGTGCGCAGGCCGAGATAGGCCAGCGCCGGAGTCATCAACATCAGCACGATGTCAAAGTCCGGGCCGGTACCACGACCCCAAGCGCTCAACAGGCTGAACGTCATGACGTAAATGGCCGTCATCTGCCACGATTGACGGGCCATCAGCGGGCGAGTCTGCCGAACGTAGGCATCGGCTGAGTTATCGCCCTGACGAATGGTCTCCTGGGTCTGCGACTGCTCGGCTTGTTTGTCGGCAAATGCCAACTCCTGGCGCCGCGTGATCTCTTGTTCCAGTGCGACCTTGAGTTTTGTCAGCTCGACCTGAGCCTCGGCTGGCATGGTCGCCAACTGAGCGGCCAAAAGATTCACCTGGTCTCCTTGTGGCAATCCGGCCTTGCCGACAGCTTCGACCATATCAGCCACCTGAGTGGCAGTATCTGAGCCGCCGAACATCGACGCGACACCCCGGATCAGAGCAGGCCCCTGCTGAACAGCCATAGAGGCCAGGATGGGGATCAATGGCAACATGATGTAGCCCCCCGTTTATCACGCTCCGCCCGCCGGGCTCGAAGGCGCATCAGATCAACCTCTGACAACGACTCCCAGCCTTTGGTAAACAGCGCTTGGTAGGTAGCGTTATGTGAGTACAACGGCACGGCGTCCGGGGCGGCTACGCCGAATTGATCCGCCTTCACCCGAGCTTCTTGCCCAGCACGAAAGATGGCCAAGTAACGCGGATTGCGCAGCTCTGGAATACCGTAGCGAGTTGGAGCTTGTGGATCGCCAGTATGTTGGCGGGATGAGGTGTGACGTTGAGTGGCCATCTGATTCACTCCCACGCGCCGGAGTGAGTCAGCAGGAATGACTGCAAGCGCAACAGGCGCGCCTGCCAACCGGCGGCGAAGGTCCATTGACTGGCGTCATCTTTGACGATACCCAACAGGAAGCGGGAGCGTTGCTCCAGGAACGCCAACAGTAATGGATGGCCGCTGTTGATACGCGCACGATCGGCAACGGACTCTAGGGTTTTCGGCCCCAGGTCACCATCGACTGTTACCCCCAACGCCATCTGCAACAGTTTAATGGCCCGACCTGGTCCACTATGGACAGCCGTATCAAACAGCGCTACTGCCAATGGAGCATGGATACGGCCCACCTGCTGGCACCGGGACGGCAGCCAGTAGTGGTCAAAATAGAATTGACTGGCCTGCTCGCGGGTCAAGCTGGCGATTGGCACATCACCGGAACCATTGCGGTCCAGATCAGCAAGACCATCTTTTTTTCCATCAGCGGCATCTGCGATGCCGAACTTGGTGTGGCCTCCCTTGTCAGCGGCATGATTGACTTCGCCCCCTTCGGCCATCATCAACCATAAAAATGCAGTGTTATACATGCTCGCCCTCCGGCTCGATATGCTGTGCTGATAGCGTATCGAGGGGGGCGATTGAGGCGGGTTTATTGTGTATTACATAAGAAAAACCCCGCTCGACGGCGGGGTTGTATTCAATTCCATCCGGTGACTATACCATTTGAAAGGTAAACAAACTGCATCTTAGAACCGCCTCTGTTGTACACCCACTGGTCGCCTCCAGAAGACTGATTAATTTCGTTAGGTTTGCCCCAAGATCGGATCACTTGACTAGCGGTCATCCCTCTCACGATTTGCCGGGCAACAATGGCATCGAAGATGCGGGCATTTGCAGAAAGCTCGGCCTGCTCAAGTTGGATTTGTTTTTTCCTTTCTGCTGATATGGTGGCATCAACATGCTGAACGACTTCACCTTTCACCTCGCCTTTACAAGGTAAGTCTTGGTATGTGCCACCACATTTATAGATGGTTTTAGCTGAAACGGTCCCCAACAACACGGGGAACAATAAAATCAAAGCGAGGTTCCATTTAGCCATTTCCGCATCTCCATATGAATTTATCCCTTCCCTTATGATGGCAACATTTGAAGCTCAAAAAAAGAGAAACCCCGCCGAAGCGGGGTCATGAATCGAACATATCCGGTTGGTGCCGTTTCCTGTGCAGCTTGCGCTGCTCGGAGATGATGACGTAAAGCTGCGGATGGCTCAGCTTATAGTGGGTGGCAATGCTATCCATCGGCTCGTTCTGGTACCAACGCTCAAAGATCTCAAGGTCACGCAACGCGGCCTTGAGCTTTTCACCGGTTGGGATGTAGTACGCCCGACCACCTAGATAATGAGCCAGTACCATAGCCAGCTTACGGGATTTAGCACCTGGCTCTGCCACCCCTTCTCGTTTCAATTCGCTCGCCATCACATCCGCCAGATCCGCGAGAGATTGCGGCCATTTAGCCTTGAGCTCATCGATTGGGATCAAGTCCATCCGGTCAACCAACTGCCCCAACGCCTCATGGTCATCGGCGAACAGGTCCAGATTATCCATTGCGGTCTCCTCGTTTAAACATGGCCACTATTCCCTCCAAGTGACTCAGATTGCGCTGCCGTTGCTCCTCACTGATCTGCGGCGCAGTCAACAGTGGGTTCACCGGCTGCGGCCGCGATGGCAGGTAGTGCAGCAAGTGCTTAGGCGCTGGCCAGCGGTCAACATCTCGCATCATGCGGACGAACGCCGACGCAATGCGCTGACTATCCAACGACTGATCCCAACCTATCGGGGCCGCCCACAGCGTCTCAGCCCAACTGGCGGCGGTCAGCTGAATAGTCTCCATCGCTGGAGTCCCCTGCAGTGACAGGCTAATCAGCCTCTGCAGACCAGTGGCCAACTCAGCCATAAACCACTGCTCATGGTGTCCGTTCGCCATCAGTGACCTCCTTTGAGCGCTTCGAGCGCCATCATGCCGCCTGCTGTTTTGCTCGTCATTCGAGCTGGCTGTTGCATGATCGGCCCTGGTTGTTGCACTGCGGGGTTGTTTTGTTGCGGCGCCATGCCCTCTATCACTCGTTTCAGGTAGTTGTGATTCGACAGCGGCTTCCACACGGCAGGGTTTTGTTGCGCCTTGCTGCGCATGGCTTCAACCACCTCCGCCAAGGCGGGGGCAATCTCAGCCCCGCCCAACTCCAGCACCTCTCGCATCAACCGCAACGCCCGGTCATTGGCCAGGTCGCGGTTGTGGGAGCGAAACAAGCCGATATAGCCCACAAGGGCAGTGCCATGTTCGATCGTCAGCGGTACCAGCGAGGCCATCAGTTGACGGCCCGCCTCATCCTGCACCAATGCCTCCAGGTGGATCTGCCCATGACAAATGGGGCAACGTCCTAACTTCATACATTCACCCCATGCTGCACTTCATACGCATCCAGAACGCCTTGATACCCGGCTGGCTTCCCGGTCTGCGGATTAGCTGGCACCCGGCGTTCATTCTTAACCAGAGCATCGATCATCAAGCGACGATGCCACCCCTTGAGCGCTTCAAGCACTTTGAATGCCAGAGCCTCATCCAACCAGCCGACCTCTGCCACACCCACGCCGCCATTAAGATTGACGGTCATCCGCTGCACATAGCTGTTCAGCGCCGTTTCGCTGCCATCCCGGACAAAGCCGTGTTGGTGCATGGTGATCCAGAGGGCGCGGATCTTGGTAATTTCAGCCACCTTGACCGGCACCCCAGATGCCGGGCTTAAACGGGGCTTTTTCGCCGGGTTTACACGGCGTTTAAACCCCGCAGCTTTGAACGATTCCAACAGGGTCTCCAGCTCCCTATCCAGCAATTGGGCGCAACTGGTTTTCCCCTTGGCCACCGAGTCGATGGCAGCCCGATAGGCGTCATCATCCAGCGCCAGTTCGCGCTTGGCCACATGGGCCAACTGGATCAGTTGTGCTCTAGTCGCCATCGGTCACCTCCAACACAACCGTTCGGCCATGGGGTGCTGGACCGAGCCGCCAGTTGGGCGTGTTGGCATCAAGCCATGCGATGGCTTCGTCCTCACTGGCCCGCCCCGGCAGCAACCCTTGTACCTCCACGATCAGGGCGCGTTGCTCCTTGATACGCTCAATATCCCGCCATGCGGAACTACCTTGATCGGGGCGCCGCTGGCGTTGGTGCGGACGCAGAGCCACAACGCCCTGCACTGCTTGGGTAATTTGTTCAGCGTCCATACCGGTTCTCCTTGTAGTAAGCACACAGGGCTCGGCGGGCTTTACGCCAGTCGCGAGTTGCATCCCGCACAATCGCTGGGTTGCCCGAGTCTTTTGCTCTGCGAATCAAATCCCCCAAACTGCGCATAACCACCCGCAATTGCGGAGGTGTCATGGCTATGGCCCACAAGCTGCCGATTGAAATCAGCTGCAAGCCCAGGTCTAACTTTTCTTTGTCATACATAAACGGTTGTCTCCTTTCCGGTGGAGAACAACCCGGATCCGTGGCTGCTCATCAGTACCCGATCACCACATCGGGCAGACGGCCGGTTAGGCCGTTTCGCGTTGCTTCCAAATAAGTCCGTCAATTTTTTTGAACTGACTCACCATGACCTTGGCGCTTGGGAAAACAGGCTCCAGGTACTCCGTGGCTTTATCCAGATCACCAAAAAACTCCTTGGCTTTTCTGACCCCAAATTCCTTTCTTATATGAGCCGCTTTGCGGCGGCTATAGAGCCTAACTTCCTTCCTCCGCCAGACTTTCTCTGTCAGCGGGTCGAAATACTCACTATCTTTCATCCCCGCTGATCCCCTGATCATGCCGTCGATATACACAACCAGGCAGGTGGTTGACTCGGACTTTCTCTCCCTGCTCACTGAAATCCTACGCCCTCCCAGCTCGAACTCCTCATTCGCAAACATGCGGCCCATACGTTCCGTTATTTCAGCCCACTGCTCTTTGGTGATCACTGGTTGACCTCCATCGGCACTTGTTTGATGGCCTTGCGAACCATGCCAGCCAGCATCATGCGACGGGACTTTTGGCCACTACGCCCATTGAGTTCAACGAGTGTTGCGGCAGAAGCCAGCACCACATAAAGCGGATCTTGGATCATTCGGCATTCCAGGCTGGTTCGCGCATCGTCAACGCTGGTATGAATGTATTGGTTTGTATCCACGTTTCTCTCCTCGGCTGCTCATCAGTACCGGACCACCACGCCCGGCAGACAGGGGGACGACATAAACCCCTGTTTCGCGTCAGGCTGCTAACCGTTGCTCCAGCGGCCACTTGTGAGCAGCAACAGAACAAAGCGCGGAGCGATGACGGCACCAAGTCCGATTGACCTCCAGCCGAGCCAGATGCTTCGCCTTGATCCATACCGCGTGGGCTTTGCTGTACTCGCCGTTCTGCTCTAATCGAGCAGCCAATTCAGACAGCTCCTTAAACGTGACGACGCTCTGTGCCCGTTCAGCCATCCGCGCAAACTCAGCCTCGCGCTCAATGGTTTTCAGCTCGCCAGCCGCTTGCTCCAACGTCTTGGTTCTGTGTCCGATTCCACCTTTACTCATCGTCATGCTCCTTGTTGGGTATAAAAGTTCACAATTTGGCCGGGTCGAGACTCAGCATCTTGTAGCCGCCATCCACACCTTGCCGCTCATACAGGCGCAGATAGGTGCTGGTTCCGGTTACCTGGATGGCGTCGGCAATTGCGTCCATCGCCTCTTTCCAATCGGCATCATCGATGTCCAGCTTGCGCAGGCTGAGAACCTGGTTCACGTCGATATGCCCCTGTTTATTGACCCGGAACGCATGGTCAACCAATGCCACGATCTGAGCAGAAGCCCCATCCGACCAGCGGGTGATGCAGCTATCGATCAGTTGCTTGGCCGCCTGGATCCGTTCATCGAAATGGCGGTGCTCGCCGACCGAGAGTTTGACCAGGTGCTGGCCATCAAAGCTGCTCAGCTGCACATTGCCCTTGGCCCCACCGAACTGAACCCCATACTCGGCTGCACTCAGGTCAACGAACGCCGACACTTCCCCCATGGTGGCGGCCTTAAACTCGGCGATGGCCTCACGCAGCTTTTTCCCGTTGGCGATGATTTTGCTCACCAGGTCATCCCGGATCTTGTCAACCGGAGCAATCAACTCCTCCGGCACTAAATGCCCCAGGGCGTTCTTGCGGTGACCTGCAGGCACTGTGGTTACTTGTTGTTCCATATTTTTCTCCTTGTTCTTTTCCATGTAGAAAGAGGGTGATTCGTAGTAGTTCATTGCTCTCGCCAGTGAATGCAGCAGCCACCAAGGCGAGCCAACCAGGCGCGACGCTCCAGGCCGTTGAGTTTTTCGGTAATGACCATCACATGGCTGGCCAGTTCACTCGGCACCGGGCCAGATACCGCGAGTACCGGGGTTTTATTCACCACTCGGTTTTCAATCACGGAAATACCCTTGGCCTGCAGCCAGCGCCGCATGACGGCGGCCTTGCGACGAATATCAATGCGGTCGGTGATGCTCATTTGCTCTCTCCTTGCTTTCTCAGATGCTGGTTGAAACGCATCGCCAAATGCTCCAGCTCGTTTTTTAGTAACTGCACCAACTCGCTTTCATTGCTGCCTGCCTGGAAGGTCAGTCGGCTAATCACTCTTGAGGCGTTGTACTGCTCCACAACCTCAACATCAGAGTTCAAACGGATGGGGCGTTTGAGTTGCTTGTCCTCTGGGATCTGGCTATGAGCACAACCACTTCGACAGGCTTTGTAGACCTGGATATAAAGCGGGTTGCTGCTCACATTTCGCCGCGCCTGGTGGGCTAAACACTGGTCTTGCCGTATCTCCCCCAAGATCGGGCACGTCACGGTGTGAGACAGGTAAGCGCCTTCCACCAACTTCTGAACCCGAGCTAGATCACCTGGATATTTTTGATTACAGACTTGGCTTACTAGGGTTTTTGAGACCCCAAGCCGCTTAGAAACCTCGGCCAATGAGCCGCTTTTCACTGCTTGCTGTAAGGCTGTCAGCCACACCGACAGCGGTTCTTTGCTGCTCATGACTCAGTTCCTTGTGATTGCTCAAACGGGTAGAACAACTGCTGGTTCTGATCCCACATACCGGCTTTACGCACGATAGGAGCTAACTGTCCGGTGTCCCGTAATAGGCTGTAGCGGCTAAGAAGCCCCTTGCTTTTTTGCCCGGCCTTCACCTTGACGGTGAAACGAACATAGCCAGCCTTGTGTAGAGCATTGAGGTAGTCTTTTGCATGGCTGTCCGTAACCTCTGCTGTCATCTGCAAATCGACTCTGGTGAAAACGCGGTGCATCTTCATGCTGTTCCACATTTTCTGTTGTTTGGTCTTATTCCCCCGACGTCGAACAGTTCTGCCTTCCTGACAGTGACCTCGGCCAAGAACCGGAGTGCGCCCGTCGATGCGGGAATAAACTTTTGGTCGCCCAGCAACGCCAATCCCTGACACCTGCCGGATAAATCCGCGTTGTTCAAACTCCTTCACTATTTCGCGGCCTTTATCCGCAGGTTCAGCTAGAACATTGGCAATGTCGTTGACAGTGAATTGGTCATTAGCTGCCATATGTTCCCAAGCAATTGCTCGTTTATTTCTCGTGCTCTGTGTCATTTAAATAAATCCCCTGGAAACGTCTGGAAATATCGGAGGCATCCCGCCTCCGCGAATTAACCCAGCCGCCCTTTGCCGTTGAAGTCCAAGAACAATTCGGTTTCACGGCCGTGTAGGTCAGCCAAACTGATAACCGCCATGTCATTGGCCAAAGCAAGAGACTCAATTTTTTCCAGAGCAATCAAGATCCGACGAACCTCGCCATGAGCTCGCTTACAAATAGCGTTGAGCAAGTCTTCTTCCAGCAAGATATCGCCTTCGATTAAGTGGTCGGCAAACATGCCTACATCGGCCAAATCAGCGGGTTGAAATTCAATCCAATCACTGATGCGGTTAAACAACTGTTTGCGGTGGCTGATACGTTTGGCGATTTGGTCCATGCCAATGAGAATCACCGGTTGATCCGTGCCATCGTAGATGTCTCGAAAGCTATCCATGATGCGGTTAGAACCAACAACGTAATCACACTCGTCAACGAACAGGGTTAATTCCTCTGCCCGCATCCGTTCGATTACGTCATCCACCATGCGCTGAATAGGGAATCGAGGAACCATGCCCAACTCGCGAACGATCCGCTCCAATACACTGCTCGGCGTGTCTGTTGCGAAGCAGCGGATATAAATGGCGTTGACCCCATCCTGGTTGAAGAGCCATGTCATGGTGGTGGTCTTGCCAAATCCACTCGGCCCATGAACCAGACCAATACCTGGAACAACTTGTGACCGGCTATTCAGGTTGTGAAACAAGGTCTCGGTGCGAGTAACGTTTTTGACGGGAACAACTTTTTTCTTCATGATTAAAATTCCTGTTTAATTAGCAATTGCGATTTGGTTAATTGCTGATTTAAGTGGACGGCGGGTAGGTTGCGTCCCTTCCACGTTCGGCAACCTGCCTGCCGGTTTTATTGCCCTTGTGCTTTTGCCTCTTGTTCCTTGCGCAGGCTGAAATCGATCCGGCGGGCCACCAGGTAATAATCCTTCCGATACTGTTCCAACCACGCCCGCTCCTTATCACTCAATGGCTCGACCAAAGCTTTGCGCGACAGGTGCCAGGCTTGCTCTTCTTCACTTCTGAGCAATGTGGCCTTGCGCTCTTCCTGCTGGCGCAGAAGCTCACGCTCCTGCCCACGGCGGCGAGCCAAGGCATCGCGTTGTTCGTCCGTAAATTCGGTTTCAGGCTTTTTCAACTGGACTGATGCAGCGGAGGCCAGGGCCGTAATGGCCGCGTTACCGTGCTCCAGCTCCGGCATGGGGAAACCAATCAGGGCTTGATTCCGAGCTTTGGCGGCTGCCAGTTCGCGAGCAGCCAGAGTGTCAATGCCAAATTCCTCCTGCAGCTTTTTGGCACCACGTTTGTAGTCCCGCAGCACCTTGCCCTGTTCTTTGCGCCGATCTCGGTATTCAGTCGGTGATATCTCTCGACCGATCAGATCACTGTTGACCGCTTCGACATACTCACCCCATGAATCCAACGGATAGAGCGTGGCCCGACCGACATCGCAGGGGTCAAGGAACACCCTCACGCGGCGCTTATCCCACTGGGCTTCCATGAGCACTTCGGATGTGTATTTGATGCCGCCAGCCGAAACCCGCCCACGGATCACGCTGGCATCCCCTACATAATTGAGTAGTAGGTCGAGGGCATGCGCTTCGGTGATCACCTTGGGTTGATACCCGCTTTGCTGGTAAACCTGAAACGGTGTCAGGCCGCCCAGCTCATCATGGGGTTTGTGGTGGTAGTAGTATTCCAACCAGTCACTCAGAGCCTGTTCCATCTGGACGGGCGTCAACGCCAGTTCCAAGGCTTCCTTCTGCGCTTTGGCACGGTTCTTCTTGCCGATCCGTTCACAGAAGGCACGAGCGGCCTCGATCTGTTTCCGGTCAGAAACATCGTGACCGATATAACCCGGCAGAACCTCCATCAGGTTGCGAGACATGGTTCCGAAAAACCGTTCAATGTGAGGTTTTTGCCACCCTGAATAGGCATCCGCTCGGCTCTGACGGATATCAAGCAGAGCAAAAATCCCGGTGGTGCGCTTGCTCACATAGTCGGATCCGTTATCGGTACGGGCCATGCCATCATCATTCAGCATTCCCCAGGTCAGCAGACATTGGCGCAGCAACAGGCAGATCCCCTCGGAATCCGATGTGGGAGCCAGCAGCAACCGAGCCCTCCGGGTGATCACATCAATGGCAGCGATGATGCTGTAACGCCGCAACTTGCCATCTACGTTCAGCTGCACATCTACTGGTGTGCTATCGAACTCCCACACATCATTCGGGCGGGAATATTGCGGGTACATCTTCTGGAAGATCGGACGGTGCTCGTTGTTGTAACCATCCGGATTGGTCACATAGGCAAACTCTGCGCTGTGCTCAACCACCCACTTCTTCACCCAGCGGCGAATACTGGAGGCCGATGGGACATTCCACTCCATTTCTTGTTCTGCTTGCACCAGAGCCAATTCGCGCAGGCGCTGTGGCTTTTTCTCCAGGTGCGGTTTAGCCGTCAACAACGCGGTGAAGAACTGCACCATTCGCTGGTTAGCCTCCACCAGGTGTGGACGCTCTACTCGAACAATACCGGCCAAGGCGCTGATGCCATGCTGTTCTGCTTTTTTCTGCCAGCGGTACAGGCTGGGTACGCTTAACCGGGCACGGGCAGAAATAACCCACCCTGGCAAGCTGATCTGTCTGGAGTTGTAAGCCTCAACAAACCGATTTACGCCTTCAGTTTTGCTATTTACGCTGCAATACGGCACCAAGAACACCTCCAATGCCTGCAAAATGGCCAGCTTGGCGTTGGCTCGGTTCTGCGCCTTTTCAGGTAGGGAGTTGAAGAGCACCGAGCTTTTCTCCTTGCGGAGCTGCCTGGATTGAGTACCGCTCTTTTCCTCGGCATTTAGTTGTGCCGCAGCTCTCTTGGCCGCCATAACAATCGGCTCGTTGCTTTGCAGCAACTCAGAGGCGGCTTGCTTGGCCAATACCTGTTGAGTCACTAATGGCAAACTGGATATGTGGTATTCGAGGCCTTTGGTTCCTTCACGCTTTCTGGATTGCCAGCCATCTCCGGCAGCTTTGCTTCTTACCCTGCGATCTGTTGATGGGACACCAACCAATCCGGCGAGATCTTGAGCTGTGAACCATTCTTTATTCATGGTCACCTCCAATCAAATCGAACCCAATTGATTTGGAGAGAGCTTTGACGATCTCTTTTGCATGAGGCCGTATGGGCTTTCGTCCCTTGTCAGGTGAGAACAATTCAATGCAGCTCAAAACTGTTCTTGGGTGGAAGCCATGTGCCAAAGCCCAAGACCGACAGGTCATCCCCTGAGCCCGAAGGGCTGCATGGATATGGTTGGCATTGTCTATTTTCATGACGTGTCACCGTGTTAGTATTTCGGGCTAATTTGCGCATTCGGCATGTTGCCAAGTGCGCGATATATGAAGCATTGATCAGACCTATATATCGCGTCAACACCTTTTTATTGCGTCCGATGCACCGACGCAACCAATAGGGTGCAGACTGACAGTTATTTACATATAAAACAAAGGCTTATATGGAATCGGACGAACACACAGAAAATCGGACACAAGGTCCGATTCTTCCTAGCGGTATCGGACTTTTTAACGAACGACTCAGAGAGTTAATCGGACAAGAGAGCGTGCGAGCTTTTGGTCGCAAAGTCGGAATCAGTGATACGACGATCCGTAAGTACCTTACCGGTGAGACTGAACCAACTATCAGTCGGCTGGTTGGCATTGCGGTAGCCTGCGGTGTGGCACTGGAATGGCTAGCTACAGGTGAAGGCCCTAAACATCCGGGCGAAAAGGCCGAACAACCCTCCCCCTGCGTCTGCAAAGATGAGTTCGATGAGGAATATGCGCTGATTGAGGGCTACCACATCACCGTCAGCACAGGCCATGGAGCCTTTAACGGTGATGAAATACCTGTTAAACGGCATCTGGCCTTTAGATGGAAATGGCTCAAGTATCGAGGATTCAGGCCAGAACGCCTTAAAGTGGTGTTTGGCAAAGGCGATTCAATGGAGCCGACTATCAAAAGTGGCGATAGTTTGCTGATCAACCTGGATAGCACCAGGCTGATTGATGGTGAGATCTTCGTGGTTCGCTTAGGCGACGAACTCTATGCCAAGCGCATCCAGAAGCGCTGGGACGGTGCCATTGAGCTGATCAGCGATAACAAGGAATACAACACCCAGGTCATTCCGGCTACCGAACTGGAGCACCTAGCTATCGTTGGGCAGGTGGTGTGGATTGGTAAGGATGTAGGATAGTAATGTTGTGAGAGAGACGCGCTATAATCGGGGAGCCGCTTGCTGCGAGTGGCCTACCTAAACTCTACGAACGATGTTTTTATCACATCACGCGCCGCAGGCCTCGTTTATCAATTCTCGCGCCTCGCCGCTTACAACAGATGCCGTTTTGTCAATTCTCGCGGATCTGCCTAGCCCGCTCGTCTCGCCATCGAATCACCTCGCAAACCCCCGCCACGCCTGAATTGATCCCACCGGATCCCGTTTCCTTTCGCCTCTTCCCGGTTTATCACTCATAACGGTGGTTTACAGTCAGCAGGTAAGCGTAGGG